ATGCTAAATCAGCCTCCATTTCATTCGTCAAAGTTCGCATTGCTTGAGCAAATTGCCCTTGCAAGATAGAAGTATAGCCGGGACCAGTGTTTAAGCCGCGCTGTTCTTCACCGTTGTAACGAACTGGAACACCACGAGCCTTTGAAATTGTAATGACTTTATTACCAATTGTTTGATCGCCCGTGTCCGGTGCTTGCTGCCCCGGTGTGATGTCAGCAGCAGTTGAAGCAGGAGCAACAAAACTGCGAACAGTTTGGCCTACTGCGGCACGTGCAACGCTTGCATCTAAAGTAACAGCAGGGATTAAGCCTACTAGTTCACGCGAAACTGTATCAAGTGCTTGATATAGATCCGGTTGTAAGTTTGTTAATGTGTTAGCCATGATTATTTACCTGTTTAGTCTGTAGTTATACCGCCCGACTTCATAAACTCCATCCTTTTTAAAGGGTTTAGTTTTTCAAAATCAGCCCGATTCATTTCTTTAACAGCAGCACCACCGCTATCAGTTGAACCGGAAGCACTGCCGCCAGTCGATTTATTGCCACTCAACAATGATCCATATTTATCATCGCTTTGAAATTCTTTCTTTAAATCTTCAACAGTTGCAATAGTTAAATCACCGCTACTGTCTAATACTTTAATGCCATCATCAGTATACCGCAATCTTCGACCGATAAACTCGCTTAACAGTTCAGCATTTGAACCCTCGGCTAATTCGCTCGCCATTTTCATTGCCGCGTTTGTTTTTTTCTCGGTAGCAATTCCACCGCGCAATGTTTCTAGTTGAGATTCTAAAGACTTCCTGCCTTCTTCTGATGACTTATGTAATTGCTCATAGTCACCCTTAGCTTTTGCTTTATTTTCATTTTCTAGCAATGCCGCATCTTGCGCCGCTTTGCTATCCCCTTTTGCCTTTTTCGTTTCGGCTAGCAATTCTTGGTTCTTTGCCGCCATCGAATCAGTTGACTTTGTAAGCGCTGCCACTTGCTCTGTCATTGCTGTAAATGCTGCTTGCTCTTCTTCATTCATTTTATATTGTCCTGGCCACTGGCCTTATATCCACGGGATTTATGACGTATATGTTATTGACATTTTATCATATGTAAGATTATGTATCATTCTAATTTTAATCCTGACCTCTCGAAGGCAACAGGGTTAAGGTTTTGTAGCTCTGCTAAGCTGTACTCAGCGCCTAAACTATCGCTAAATTTGTCAATCGGTAATTTGCCCATCCTGAACAGTCTTGCTTTGCGCTCTCCATCGGGCAATTTAGAAAAATACTCGTCCTGGAATGACTTTGGCTGTTTTCTTAGCCAGTCACCATAACTTTCATCTGACCGCGCTTCTTTCGATCTTCTGTTTGACTGAACCGTTGAGATTATTGACGGGATAATTGTTGACCGGCAGTTGTGTACAACAAAACCATCCGCCATATAAGTCTCATCGCTATTTATTGACAGGTTGTAGACTTTCCCTTCATAATGTTCTACATCCTTAATGCATGTGGAAATAGAAAAATGAGAAAACTTAAATATTCTAATGAGCTTATTATAAAACTTGTTGAGTTTGAGCATTTTCAACATGATAAAAGCCTCCGACACATAGAACGTGAAAACGGGATGCCAAACGACACCATAAGAAAGCGATGTATTTCTTTAGGAATCAAAACAAAAGCAAGGATAGAGTCTATTAGAGACTGCCAGAAGCACATAAAAATCTTGACGGGTGAAGACCATTGGAGAGCCAAGAATAAAGAAGCTTCCGCTCGACTATCAGCCATACATTCAAAAGGCATGACTTTAAACAACCCAATGAGCCATCCAGAGGTTAAAGCGAGAACTTTAAAGTCTCTATCCATGGCTATGAAGAAGTCCCTTACACTTCACGAGCAGCTTTTTAAAGATTACCTTAATGGACTTGATTTTGAGTATCAAGAAGTTGTTGGCGGTTATATTGCCGACTTCTTGATCGGCACATGCGTTATCGAGCTTGATGGACGCGGACACGCCTCGCGTAATGCTAGTGACCGTATACGCGACAAGAATCTCAACGACCTTGGTTTTGATGTTGTGAGAGTTTATCAGGACAGCATTTATAACCATCGAGCCAAAAAACCAGTCTTTAGGCCATTTAAGTTTATTTCTGTAATTGAAAAGGCTTGCCCCTGTGTTGATTTTTCCAGCTACCTGATACCCGATATCGGTAAGTACAGGGTGATCTGGCGTAAGCCTAACGGAACCGAAGTCATTTTTTAACGTGCATAAATTTCCGCTGTAATCTTTACCCATGACAGCTGTAACTGGCTCCCAATTCCCTGTATGTGTCAGCACGTAATCCCCAACCTTTACATGCTCTATTGGGATATCGCCTTTATCTGTTGCAATCATTGTACCTTCAACACAAGCCCCCCAGTGAAGCGGCGGAACAGGAGCGCTATCAATCTGGAAAACTTTTGAATCATTACCTGAACAGACAACAGTTGTGTGCGAATCAAGGACAGCAATAAACTCAACCCCCTCAACAAAATCAGTATTAGTTTGGAACAGTGTTTGCTTTGTGCTGTTTGACACTGCCGTTGCTATCGTCCTAACCAATGATGAAGCCTTAGCTGGCTGCCTGTGCGTCAATATATCCTTGACGTTATCAGAAGCAGACTGACCAGCTAAAACAGAGTCAGACACAGACAGGCGTATTGCTTGCCTGTTCTTTTCAAGAAACTGATCAATCGCTGTGGGTATAATTATTTTGTTTACACTTTCGTTAACCGCCATGCCTTTTGAATAAGCGTCATTAAATGTTTTCTCAATGGTAGGCTTTAACACAGCAACGCCAATTGTCGCGGCGCTTAACATAGCCGCATTGAAATCAATTTCTGAATCAACCAGGGCCATAGCGTCAGCGCTTATTTTATTTTTAAAGTCGTCATTAAATTTTCCAACCGCTTTGTCAATATCTTCAACATTGCCAGCATTGATTTTAGCGGCGTTAACGGCAATAACGGCCAATAGCTCATCCCTTAGGGTAAAGACCTGCTCTCTGGCTTCTCTGGCGCGACCGGCGGCGTATCTTTGCATAAACACGGCGTGTCTAACTGATGCGTCTAAAACAAAGCTCATGCAAGCGGGTTAATCATTAGGTTTTCTTCGTTAATTTCATCATCAGTCCGTTTTAATTCGCCCGACTCTCTCAACGTGTCACGTAAATCGCTGACAGTAATAATGCCCCTATCAATTAGCTGAATGTTAGCCATAATCTTTTCAGGTGCAATGGTTGCGTCATAAAACTGACGGTTAAGCCTTAAATCAATGTCACCGTCTGCGCCCATAAATTCACCCGCCCAGCCAAACGACTGTATTAGAGCATCTTCAAGATTGCCGAGCGCTGATGATAATTTAGAATTCTGGCCGCTAAAGCGAATCTTTGCCGCCTCTGCTGTTTCAATGCCTGAACTGTCAGCAATGATACGCGCGCCAATCTTAACCATTTGATCTTCTTTCATGCTCATGCCTTCTTTCGGCATAGAGTTTGGAGATGCTTGAAGCAATCCCGCTGTGCCGTTTTCCGGTAAAGGCAAGAAAGCACGTGAGCCTAGCGTTAAAGTCCCTTCCCAAACGCTATCAATCCATGCCTGAGTCAGTCCAGAAGCGTACGGCGTAGGCTGTCCTACGATATGGCTGCTTTCTTCATAATCTGCGCTGTTTAAATAGTGCGCAATGTTGGTCATAGCGATATCAATTAATAAAGCTTTGTCGATGTCGCTGCTGTTATTTTCTGAACCAAAAAAGGTAAAGGGTATTTTGTCCCATGTTGCGTTTTTAGCGTTTCTTGGTACAGCAAAGCTAATCAGATTATCTTTGTCGTCGTATACTTCTTGACTGTAAACGCCATCAGTTAGCTTTAACACTCTGTGATGAATAACTTCCTCAGAACTAAAACCATCCTCTGACGGATTTGATTTAGGCTCCTTTAGCACAACCATTACTAGAACACTTGCGCCGTTAATGTTTTCTGTTTTCCAGTTAATTATATCCTCCGCTTTGTAGCGCAAAATGTTAGCTCGGAGGCTGTTGGTCTGTATTTGTGTTAGTCCATCTGGGACACTTGGGTAATCGGTTAAAATACCACCCCTGCCCGTATCACACTGGTCTGATATTAGCCTTTTAATAAACTGAATCATGCTTAATGAATTGCCGCTGATTGATGTTTTTAAATATTGCAGCTTTTCAGGGATCTCATCGGTCGGTGGCTTGAGAAATGCCATGCCGATCAATCCTTCTTTAGTCTGGCCTGTGAAATTAACATAACAAGCGCGATGCAGATAATCATTATAGCGCTGCACATTTTCATCAGACTGATCTAATGAATTAGGCATGGGCAAATAAATCGTTCTGGCCTTTTTGATGGCCTCCGATCCTTTTGACGCATCTCTGCCCAGCTTCCAATACGGCAAGCTCTCTGTGTATAGCTTATGTTGATCTGATACTGGCATAATTTTTTACCTTGCGTAATTCACTTTTAAATTAGTCAATTTGTAATGATTCTTTGAAGCACACCTATATCTTACAGCATCGTAGTCGTGATCTTCTTGTGTTGTGTCTACATCGTCAGGATTTTTGCTGTCTCTCTCCAATATCGGAAACCTTGAAATAATGCCCCTGACATTCTCAAAGAAATAAAGCGCCGGTCTTTCTGGCATACCTGATTCAGTTTCGAGCGCTTCTAGTCCAGCTTCTAGCATTTCACACAATACAGCAGCGCCGTTCAAGCGTGAGCCTGGTGACTTGTCAGCTACACCCCAGAAAACGCCTTGCGCTTCCATCTTCAAAGCAATGCTGTTTTTTTCATCATCTTTGTTAAATATTGCGCCATCTGCTGGGCCTTGCTGAACTTTGCCCGCGTAAATGTTTGGCGTTATGTTTATCTGCCCATCATTGAAATCAACGCTTGAGCCCGTTGTTATCGATTTATCTATTTGCGCAACAACCTTGGCGACATTTGTGGCTGACATTTTCAACCCTTTGTTGTCTTGCTCTTTCTCGCAGCCGTAAAACTCACCAATGCAAAAGACTGTACCGCGTGGGAATGACTTTTTAACACCGTTGATTTCACATTCTTCGCCGTTAGACTCAGCAAACCATAAGTTTGAAAAAGGTTTTGATTCACCCCAATCGTGCGACCTGTCAACGCGCCAGGTTGAAGGAATAACAAAAGGCTTAACAACGTGGACTCTTTCATTCCATAAATGGCCAAACCTGCCGCCAGCAACAACAGACCAGTCGCCATTGACCCATGCTTTTTTCTTGTTTGGATCTTTGATGCTCAACAAGTAGGCAATATAAACAGGATCTATAAACTTGTTTTCTTTCCATGATCCATGAATAGCAACGCGCGTTAATGTGATCGTTTCTTCTTTGTCGTTCTGAGGGTTAATTGTCTTAATATGCTCTCTTTGTATCGTGCCTCTTGGCTTAGGATCAATAAACCTTTTCTTTACCCAATTATGGCCAACGCCAAAAGGGTTCGTTGTTGAGAAACACATTAGAGGAATAGCTGGCAACAATGACCCGTCAGGCTTCGGATAGTCCGCCGGTAAAAATGAAGTCCTTAAACATGAAAACATGCTTTCGTAAAACTCTGGATCTGATCTCTTGGTTAACTCGTTATGACCAATAAACGGAAATTCTGAGCCATGATAATTCCAATAGCCATCAGTCTTCTGCTCATATCTAAATAAAAGTTCTTCACCTGTGGGCCATACCCACTTTAAATCACTGTTTGATGATAAGAATCTAGCGCCATCATTAAACCGGCGGAAAAGCTTCTTAGACTGTGAAATTATGTCGCCTAAGTTTTTAAACTCTAAATCAAAAATCACACCTTTCCAGAACGCCCCATAACCTAACCCGACTTTAGATCTAAACTTCATTAGCTGCGTGGCTGTTTTCATACTACCGCGCGTTCCTTCAAACAGTATTTCATTTACAGGACATGATAAGGCCAAAGACTGGCCTCCAGATTGAGGCTCGAAGGCTATTTGATAATTAACCATTACTGCCTAACATCTTATCCTGCTGCGCTTGTGCAACTTTTTCCCAATCGTCAACATTATCGACAGTCGGAACAGGCATGATGTTGTTTATAACCAGTCCATCTAATTTGTCTTTATTTTCAGACCACCCGGCCTGCGTTTTTAGATAGAAAATAGCCGCTGCCGTGTTGCCCGACTTAGCCTGACCAATTAAATTCGCACCTATGGATGCAATGGCTTTTGATTTCCCTTTTTTATAAGACCGCAAAACTTTAGCATCGCGTTCAACTATTCTTTGAAATGTGTCCTGGCTTATTTCAAAATAATCAGCAATCTGCTCTTGGTTTAATACTGCAGCAAGCACTTCAAGTTCTTTGGCTTGCTCTGCTGTAAGTGTTTTCCTTGGTCTAGCCATTGGCCATCTCATTGAATGTTTTGCCTGTATCGGCGTGAGTGGCTTCTTTGCCTGTGTACTCTTGCCACCGCTGAATAATTACATCAACATATTTTTCATCTAACTCCATTAGCATAGATTTCCTGCCAACAGTCTCGCATGCTATTAAAGTGCTTCCGCTACCGCCAAAGAAATCAACAACAAACCCATAGCGCTTGCAAGCTACATCAACAGCATCAGCTATTATCTCTACTGGCTTAACAGTTGGATGCAATAACTTGCTCCCCTTTTCTTTTTTGCACCGCCATACGTTTCTAAGGTTTGACTTGTTATGTTTTACTGCAAGGCTTCCCCAAAAAAAACAAAACTCATGAGATGGATTAAAAGAAAACACTGCTGCCGCAACCTCGTCTCTGTCCCAAACACAGCAGGATGAAGGCTTGCCGAACCCTGAAAATAAAGATTCAACTTCTGCGTAATGGCTCCATTTAAAAAAAACCATTTTTGGCACATCCGGCCTGCTTACTAGATTAGCGTTTAAGCATACCTCGGATAAAAAGCTAATGTTGGAATCGTTTTTTATCTTTTCAACCTTTATGTTTTTCCCTCCCCCAGCCCAAGTCATGCCTGCGTGATTATCACCATAAGGAGGATCAGTGAAAATCATATCAGCCTTACTACCATCCATTAGCTTTTCAACGGCATCAATGCTTGTGCTATCACCACACATTACCCTATGGTTACCCAGCACCCAGATATCGCCTAATACGCTTACTGGCGTTTCTGGTAATTCGGGAACGGCATCTTCATCAGTTAAGCCTTCGACCTGATCAGGCTCTAGCAATAAAGCCAATTCATCAACATCAAAACCTATAAGCGATAAGTCAAAATCACCATCTTTTAATTCAGAAAGTTCAAGCGCTAATAACTCGTCATCCCATCCAGCGTTTAATGCCAGCTTATTATCTGCTATTACGTAGGCTTTTTTCTGTGATTCTGATAACCCGGCCAGTGTAATTGTCGGCACCTCATCAAGGTTTAGTTTTTGAGCCGCCAATAATCGACCGTGACCAGCTATGATACCGCTGCTTTCGTCAAGCAGTAATGGATTAGTAAAGCCAAACTCTTTGATGCTTGCCGCTATCTGCGAGACTTGATCTTCTGAGTGCGTTCGGCTGTTGTTTACGTAGCCTATTAATTCTGATGTTTTTCTATATTCAATTTTAAGCATAATCCCCTCTAGGAATTAAGAGCACTGCCACAGGCAACGCCAATTATTATTTTACATGTGAGCCTATTTGCGCTCTATCAACCTATCAAGTTTATCGTTTATCCTGTTCATTGAGCTGCGTATTGCGTCAAGCGATCTAACTGACCGCGTTTCCACATCTGCAATGGCTGTTGTATTGTTTTTAATCTTAATATTTTGCTCGGCTACACGGGTGTCAATTGTCATAGCCCAGACAATCATGGATATAACTATTGCTACTGTGGTCAAGAAATGGCCCACATTTACGCGCTTGTCCAAGTGCCATTTCTCCCCGTTTTGTTCTTGACCTGTTAATTTTTGCATGATCGCCTACGAGTTTAGTCTATGTTTATCGTATTGTATCATCATTACTATTGTTGGCTTTTTCTTATTTTAAGTGCTTGCGCAAACTTATCGCCAGTTCTTAAACCCAGATATGCAAATGCTGGCGCTGATAAGAACCCAGCAATATAAACATCAAACAAATCATCACCTGCAAGGGCTTTAATTCCAAGGCATCCAATACAATAACCTATTGTTGCCGTCCAGCTTTGTTTTGCCATTGTGGGCCTAACCATTCTAATCTCTTTATCTTCTGAATTATCGCCATTGATAATCGTCTGCTGAGTAATTGCATGTCTTTGCTGCTGGTCTGCCAGTTTAATTTTCTGCCAATCAAGTTCCAGTGTTTTCATTTCGACGAGAAATTCATTGTTTGCTTTTTTAACAGCAAGCATCATTTCCGGGCTTGCGCCTTGAACAAAACTTGCCAAGCTATTTGCATCTTGTATGCTGCTGTCGCCAGTTGCATCGGCAATTACTTTAATTGCAAGCTGTGGCAAAGTAGCCCCGCCACTTAATACCGCTGCCGCAATATCCGGCGCGTAATCTTTTAACTTTTTCAGCCAATCCATTACTTATTACCCTCTGAACAGTCATTTATTCGATGCGTTGCTATGTCAAAATAATCTTTGTCTATCTCAATACCAATAAAGCTACGGCTTGGCAAAGCTTTATTGATTAATTCGTTTGTAAATGGCTGCTGTGATGTCAACACCATTTTTCCGTTCTTTCTTAAAATTCGGTTTGCAACATCCATTATTTTATTTGTATCAATTAAGCTATCCCACTCCGTCTTGCCCTTCATTCCGTGCTGTATGGTATCGCTATCGCCCAACCCTTTAACAGTTCCATAGGGCAAATCTGTCAATATTAAATCAACACTGCCGCTTTCTATCTGGTCTGAGATTTCAAGGCAATCGCCCTGCATTAGCTTAATCATTTTAAACAGCTCATATTAGTACACCCATGTTGGAACATCATAGCAATCGGTTTCAGTCCAAGCCACATGAACAAAGCCGCAATATGCCCCGCCTGCCACTCTTGTAGCTCCATATCTGCCAGCTAATACTTTTATTTTAGTCTCTAAATTTATGTCACCACATTCTATATCAACAGCTTCGCAAAGTTGGTGGTCGCCCGGCTTTGGTTTTTTTATCTCGTGCTTATGGTTTGGGCATCTACCGCCACTTGTTAATATTATTGGCCTGTTTAAGTCTGCTCTCATCATCTGCAAATTATTTAGGGCTGACTGTTTGACCATTCTTTTATCGCAAAGGCTATGGCCACAAGAACAGGCCAGCTTTGGATCAGTCAAGATGCTAAAGTTTAATGTTTTAATTGCACTCATTTTTAACTATTATCTCCTGAATTATTCTTATATTTTACGCTTCAATACGTTATTAATCAAAGCCTTCCTGCTTTACCTTTTCATTCAAATAATTCATAGATATAGATACTTGTTCATCTGCTTGCCGCCTAACACTGTAAATCGATACACCCCTGTCAGGTATGGGCATGTCTTGGTTTAGCTCATCAAGCGTTCTGTAATGTTCTCCCGTGTTGCCGTTTTGATCAACGACTTCTTGTCTGGATACTTGCTCATCTGTTGGCCAATCAATCATCACCATCAAGCTCCTTTAATAACTGTAAAAAGTGAATTGCTTTATCAATATCTTTAATGCCGCCTTTATCGCGCCATCTGGTAACGTATTTAATAACCGATCCTTCAATAAAGGGGATTTCGTTTGCGTAAATATATTCAATCGGTTGTATCTTTAAATCCTTATAGTGATTTCCGCCAATCTGTTTTTTTAAAAAAGATTGCACTCGGCTTGCCTCAGTTGGTAATGGTGACTCAATTGTCATAATAAATCCTTTAAATAGTTACGTCTGGTTCGTGTCTTGGTTGCTGAATCGTATAAACGTGCGTGCTATGTAATCCACCTGTTTTTTTGAATGTCAGCATTTCCATTTCACCGTCACCGCTATAGCCCTTACTTGCATGCCAGCTATCAGGTGGAGGTAGCGCTGCAAATATCTTGTATTTCACACCAGGTAATGTCTTGACCGCATCTTTATGAAAGTGGCCAACAGCCCATAATCTTGATGAAGTTCTACCCCATGCTTTTGACATATCACGCGCCATTGAGCCTGCCAATGCTTCTGGCTTTTGCTTATCGCCGTGATGAATACCAATCAACCACTCACCGTACTCGATGTAATGGTAAAAGCCGTCTGTATCTAGCACATTTACTCTTGGCTCTTTTTCGTAATAAAATGCTATTGCTAATCTAATTGCTATCGATGTATCTGTGTCGTGATTACCTTTTGCAATGACCACCACAACTTTTTTAAACTTAGCCAGCATCCGATCAACCATGTAACGCATGCACATAGCGCCCATTGTCATTACTCTATTCAAGCGCGTGTCTGTGTCTTGTGGTGTGCCTGAAAATGTTGTATTAGCTT